AACGGTTCTTTAATGTCATCGAACAACGACGGTTGATCGTTCACGTCGCTTGCCAAACTCGGATCGGCCTTGCGTGGCACTCCGGTCTTTTCGATTGTCGGTAGCGGTCAGTAGGTGTGATGAGGCCGGCGCGGTGTGCGGCGATCATTAACGCGCCAAGTGCGCGAGGTTCGTGTGGTGTTGGTAGCGACGTTTCGGATAGTTGTTGCCAAATGTCGTCGGTTGTGAAGTCGAAGGTGTTGGTAGCGATTTGTTTGATGATGAGCATTGTTTGTGCTGCCCAAGTTGGGTTGGTGTTGGTGGCGACTTGTGTGATTGCTTTGTCGCGGGCTTCGGTAGCGGTGTTCATTGTTCCCATCCCAGGTTGTTTGCTCGCCATGTTGACGGCGTGTGGTTTGCTTCGACTGCTTGTTTCATTTCAGGGTCTTCGTAGAGTCTGACGATGTGAATACATGGATCGTTGCCGTCGAATAGTTCTTCGTCTTCGAAGATTGTTGTTGGTAGTGCGTCGTGTATTTCGCAGATTGGTGGGCCGCACCATCCTTGTTTGTATCCGTGTTGTATCCATTCGTCGAACGTCATTTGGTTTTGCCTTTGGTGGTCATGGTTTGTGTTTGGTGGTTGTTTGCGCAGGTCGGTGGTTCAGACAGTTTGATGTAGGTGGTGACGGTGTTGCCGCAGGTGGGGCAAACCCATTCGTGTTTGATCCCCTTCATCGCAAGTTAGAACGGTTCTTCGTCGGCCAGGTTGACTGGTGCTGCTGCCGGTTTTGGTGCCGGTTTTGTTTTGCTGACGTTCGTGGTGCCTGCCGGTGCGAGTGACCATAGTTCTGCGTCATCGAATTTGGCTACACGTTTTGCGAGTGTCACAGTTTTTGTGTCACCGGCTTTCGTTGTGACTTCGACTTCCATGTTTGGTTCGCCTGCGAACTCTTTGATGCGCACACCCCATGAGTCGTCTTTAAGTTTGTAGAATGATGCTGACATAAATGTTCCGCCTTTAAGATAGTTTTTTAGTGGGTTAATTATTTGGATCAGAGTTCAACACCCTGGGCCATAGCTATTCTCATCCGTTCAACCATCTGTTTGTAGGTTGATAGTTCTCTGTTGAGATCAATGGATGCCTGAATTGTTATGTTCAAGTCTTTTACTAGTTGTTCGTTTTGTTGTTTTAGTTCGTCGCGTTCTTCACGTACACGATCTAAACTGTTTTGTAGGTCGTTGCATCGGGCATCCCACATCGCTAGTTCTGCTGCCAATGTATCTGTCATGATTCCATCTTAGTCTTATATTTGCGGGCGTACAAGGTTCTTTCGCGTTCTTTAGGTGATCGGCCACCCCACACGCCGTACATGACTTCGTTGTTTAACGCCCAATCGAGGCAGCGTTGTTTGACGGGGCAATCGGAACAAAACTTTTTGGCTTCCAATGTTAGGTGCCGTTGGCCTTGTTCTGGGAACCATGTGATGCCGTCTTCCATGTGGCATTTTGCGTGGTCCATCCACCGGTTGTCTTTGTCGTGGAGTTTGAATGAGGTTAATAGTTCTCCCATAGCGTCACTTTCCCCAGGGGGTGAACCCGTTTCCGTTGGTTTTTTCGGCGTAGTCATAGAGGGCTTTAGCCGCGACAAGGTTCAGGTAAGGATCGAATAGGTCTTTACAGTAGTTGATTTTGCCTAATGTTTGCAAGTATCCGTTCGGATACCAGCGTGTAGGCAGGCACCAGGATCGGTCATTGATTTGGGTTAGGCCGATGTCGGTTGATTTGTCGGCGTTCAAAGTGGTGTTGTGCGCGTGGTTTAGGCATCGTGATTCGCGGTGCAGGATGCTGTCAAGGGTGGGTAGCTGCTCGATGGTCCAACCGGCTTTGATGGCTGTATCCCACCATTGGGGGCATAGGGCTTTAGGTTTGGGTACAGCTTCAGAGTCACGCCAGACGCGTTGTGTTGCGTTCTGAGCGACGATAACCGTCGGTGCTGTGTTCACCACAGGGGGTGCTTCGGCGAGGCTTGTGACACCCCCAACCGTGAAACTTACCGTGAGTACGGCAAATAGCCGTGATAGTGCATCCATTTTGTTCTCCCTTTATTGTAGTTGATTCGGTTAAACCCTTACCGTATAAGGGCTATCAGTTCTGCGAACTCGTTTAGTGTCATCAACACTATCCCGTCAGAGTTACCTTCAGGCATAGCGATCATAGCGAACGGTCTGATATCTCCCAACGCTTTCGAAGCATCCGATTGCTGTTTCGCTGACCGAAACCTTGTCTCGATAGGGCCAACTTGCGCACCGGCTTTAACTTCAACGCGAAAAAAACCCGCCCAATGTTCTTCATGCCGAGAGCCTGCGTTGCCTGTCGCAGATAAACCCAGTTTGCGTCGGGCATGTCGGGCTTTAGCATCACCTTTAGTTCGATTCCTTTTCCCCCTAGCCGCAGGATCGTTACATCCACGGACCCGTCGCTTACCGTCACGAGATGGGCGACCCAGCAGCCCGAACTTCGGACATTCAGGTAGGTTGCATTTGTCACGGTTGCCTTGACATTCGCCTTTGCGTTCATCGGTCATTGAGGGTCTAGGGTTTCGATAAGTTCCCAGACCTCACCTTTAGTCATCTCGTTCAAGTCATGTAAAGGATGCTTCACCGAACCGACAGCCAACTCCAGCTTGGATTCTGGTGTGTCGAAACCTTTAGCGAACATCAATGCTTTCAATTTGCCAACCTGTGCCGCTGTTGCCCTGGTGCCAGGGTCTTTCGGTTTGACGTTCGGTGAATGAATAGGCTCAACTGGTGTCGCTTTGAATGTGGCGATGATCGCTTCTTCGGCTTCCAAATTGGTTAACGGTATTTCTTTTGGTTGTTCTTTCATTGACTTAAAAGTGTCACGCAACTTGGCCATGTCGGTATCTTTCAATCCGATCAACAACACGCCAGCCTGTTTCGCTACCTCGTTCGGATCAAGGTTCGCTTCTTTGCAAGCTGCCTTAAATCGGTCAATGTTTTCTTGGCTGACAACACCGGCAGGTTTCGGTGCATGTGCCGCAGGTTCTTCCCACTCGGACTTAGACCAGAGTGATAGACAGATACCGAAACGCATGGATGCGTTACGTAGAAAGTCTCCTACAAGTTCTTTGTCTAGATCAGGTTTGTCTGAACGTACCGAACCGACACCCAACATTGTTTTGCCGAGGATCGTAAGGTTGCCCCACATCGTTGCCATGCCGTTCGTTTCGTTGATCGCAGGTCTGCCGTTCACTATCTCGACAGGCGACCAGTTCCACATCGGGTCAATGTCGATGAGGATGCGGGTAATTTCTGCGTGACCCACGAAGTCAAGTGTGATGCCACCTCGCGGTAGTTTCCCGACAATGGATGGGTCTGGTACCCCGTACTGTTTGATGATGTCTTCGAGTTTCATTACTTTGCTCCTTTAAGTGCCACACGGAATGTGCGGATGGTTGATGTTTTCTTATATTTTTCTATTAACGCAGGATGATCCTGCTCTAACCTTTTCTGATCCAACGATGTGCGTGTCGAAGTTTTCCAAGTCGCAGCCAACATGCCGTTAATTGTTGCGAACTCTGACACACCCATAAGTTCACAAACATCTGCTTTGATCTGATCTTCGGCAGTCTCAAGTTCCTTGATGGATTTCTTTATCGTTGCCAAAGACTTCAAACCTTCCAACAGTTCGGCAGGTAACTGCACAGTCGTATCCGTACCCTCAGGGAACCTGGCAGACATGTGCCGGTACTCGTACTCTGCACCTTCAGGCATCATCCCTAAATCAATAGCGGCCAAAAACTTTCGGCAAGCATCAATGTGCGCCTGCTTCTCATCCGACGAAACTTTCTGCACATAATGATGCAACTCAAGATCGGAGTCAAAGATCGCCCAATCAATACTGAACACGTTGGCACACAAAGCCTGCTGTACACCCTGCCAATACCAGTAGCCAGGCAGTTTGCCATCCCAACGTTTCTTCGTCGTTTTGATTTCAACGATTTGCCGTTCATCAGGTTCACCCATGCTCATCGCGTCAAGGGTCGCCATCAGACGCACACCGTCTTCTTCGTAGCAGTACATCACGTCAGGTGAATACAAAACTTTCGACATACGATCAGCGGCCCATTGAATTAACATCGGCTCTAAACGGTTGCCTCGTTCCATCGCCGAGTTCGGTGCCTGCGGTTCCGGTGCTTCCGATGCCAACAGTTCGATAGCGAGATCGGCTGCCGTTTTGAACGGATGATCGCCGTGGACTACAGCAGCTACCGACGCTGTGATGCGTGGCTCACCGGCATCGTTTTTCCATCGGGCTTTCAACCAGTCGGCTGTGCCGTGTTCAGGTTTGATTGTGGTATACCAGTTTTTCATAACTCCCCTTTGTTTGGTTTACTTAGAGCATACGGGCAGGGTGTTGCAAAGTCAAATCAATTTTTGCTTGATCCAAAACTTTTACGTTCTGCACCATAGACACAGGGATATGTGTGACCATCCCTATAGTTTTAAGGTTCGGTACCTCGTCAGGCATATATGAGCCGGTAATCGAAATGTACCCTGGCAGACATTCGGGCCACAAGAAACCTACCGACACAACATGGCAGGCTTCAGGTTTATAGGTTTCTATCTCGATCCAACCGTTATCGGAATCGTATGCGTCTATCCAATGAACTGACACAAGCGACCACGGACAGGACATCAGTTTTCTTTCGGCAGATATTCGTAGCTGGCGTGAGACATGGACATGATGCGACCTTCACGGGTTATCGCCACCCACGTCGGGGCATCAGGGTCACACAAGCATGAAGCCACTTTTGTCTCATCATGCACGATGATCGCGTCACAATGCTGGCAGCAAAGTCTCATAGCCAACACACATACTCTGAAGTGACACGACCTTTGATCGGGTCAACAAAATGCAGGCGTTGGCTTGGCTTACCGACAGCAGCAATAAACGTGCGGGCATACTCGTTATGTGACTCAGGTGAACCTGTTACGAACACACGGCCACCGTTCGCCATCGTAAGTGCGGTAGGTGTATGAAAATGCCCCATGTAACAGTCATGGAATGATTCTACGACACCGGTAGACCATGCCGAAACCTTGCGCAAAATAGAACCAAACGCCCCTATTTCGTCGCCGTGAACCAACAGCACGTTGTAGTTGCCGATAGCAAAAATCTGGTACCAGTCATCAGACATCTGCCATTTGACATGCTTGATGTCGGCACAGTTGTTTGACGCAATCTGGTAGGCGATGCGATCAATGTTGTCACCGGCAGGCATGTCGCCTTTGCGCCCAAGCCGACCATGATTACCGAACTCGCACACCACTTTGACTGACTCAAAGTTTGTGGCAAGGGTACGGATAGATGACTCGATGATGCGCACAACAGCAAACATTTGTTCGTACAGGTGCGCACCAACTTCGTATTGTTGCCCAGGGAAAATACCTAAACCTTCCACCATGTCGCCACCCAACATGACTACACATTCTTTGACGGGATGGTGGGCGCGTTGAATGTCGGTGAGTTGTATCACTTTGCGAATCATGTCAGCGATACGGGTTTCTAGTACAGAGATGTCGTACGAGATGGTTTGTTTACCTGCCTGCCAGTCGGTCAAATGTACGAGGGCAACCTCAGGTTTGATTTTGCGTTTATCTTTCACCGGTGGGATAACTGCTGGGCGTGGTGTCGCCAACAAAGACAGACGTGACGCTTCGAACACGGCTTCCACATAGTCTGCTGTCTTCAGTTTCGCTTTCGCTTCAGCTAACTGTGCTTTGCGTAAAGCGTTACGCAGGTCTATGATCTGCTGTTCGTAGGTGGCTCCGTCAGATATTTTCATTGAAAGTCTTTCGTAAAGCATTGAATGTGCTTAACCCGATGACGTTGATGCCACGTTTAGCCAACGCAGCATGAATAGCTCGACCACTAATTGACGAGTCTTTCATGGCTTTAACTAAGTCCTTAAAATCTTCTTCGCCTAAAGCTTTACGCAACTTGTACAGGCTGTGGTTCTCTATGTGCGCTGACTTCAACTCATCGTAGAAAGCACCCATTATTTTGCCGCCATGTTTAAGCAGGCGAGATAGCCGAGCGCATCCACGAGGCTGTCGTGGTGAATGGTGTCGCGTTCAAGGTTGGTGCGTAACCTTGCCAGTTTTACTGCGACCATAAACATGATCGCTTCTGACACTTCTAAATCGATACCGGTGAGCGCATAATAGATGTCGGCAACTTTACGGTAGTCGTCGGCTGGATGACCGTAATCGTTTTGTCTGGCACCGTTAACAAGTTTGTGTGCTTCTAAAAGGATTTCACTTCCGGCTGTTGCTTTTGGTTTTGTTGTCATGTTTGGCCCCTTCGATAATGAGTTTGTCTAGTTTAACCAACACATCCCACAGATCGTCTTGTTCAGCGACCCCAGGGTAAACTTTACTTAGATACTTTCTTATCTGCCGTAACTCCATTTGGTCAACTTTTCGCTCATTGTCAAGTCCTTCTTCTCCGTGTGACACTAGATGTTGTGTCAGTCGGGTGTCAACCTTATCTACTTTTGTTTCGACACGCCCTACGCTGCGATAGATGTGTTGCAACATTCCTGCGACAACGGCGTGATCTGATTTGTTTTCTTTACGGAACTGCGCAATAAGGGTGACGATCACTCCGCCGACTGCTGTTACTACAGCCGAAAGAATTAACGCCCAACCGCCATCCATGTCATACGGCCTTGTGCGTGTCAACCCATGCTTGTACAGCAGGGGTCGGGTTGTCTCCGGTTACTAGTCGCAAATGCCACGGTTCGCTTGGTACTACTTCCCAACTAAAACCGAAATCTTTGACGTTTGCAATCAACCAATTCAAACGCTTCGGTTCACTAGCAGAATGAACATCAACAGCCAAACCGAGATTATGGTTTGACTTCCCAGGGGTGGCGAGCATCGCCATACCTTTTCGCAGATACCAAGTTTTGCCTTCAAACGTTTTCGTTGAAGCACCAGGGATCGGATCAAGCCGATACCGTTGCAAGAACCCTGCTTTCTGTGACTCGTAAGAACGATACAGGTCGCCTGCGCTAGTCGGTTTAAGAAGCACACCATCCAATGTGGCTTTCGTGACCATAGCGTTCCATGCGTCAGCGGCCCGCCAATGCAGTTTGCCGCCACCTTTCATCGGGCGTAGCAGGTTCTCAGGTAGTTTCCCTGGCTCAACACCTTTCAGGTCGGCTGGCATAACGATAGGGACAATGTAATCCCACGCAACTTTCTTTGCCATCAGCA